AACCGCCCTATCCAGTTTGGTGTTTTCCTGTGCGGTGTCATGCGGTGATTGCTGACTTCTGCATCCGTCGCTCGCCGATACTCGTAAAATGTCCCTCATCTGAGCATCCGTAAAATAGGTCATTGTGTTGCCTCCTATTTGAATCTCACTTACGGGAGCTATTATACCTAATTACCTTGCGGGAGTCAAGTACATTCCGCGCCAAAGCCGAAAATAGTTAACACGAACAAAGGACTTAAAGTGCCCTGTTTTCATAAGGGAGTTAAGTCTATAATTCCCAAAAGTTTCACCTGTTCCTGCAATCGATCTACTTCTTCCGCATGCTCGCGCAACTTGTCCAGAATCTCATCTGTCAGGTATTTTCGCAAATAAACTGACGGTGTCCCGGCGAACGAGATGCGCAAGTAGTCGATGGGGCGCGTGATTGCAACATAGTAGATGCGCTCCTCTTCCAACAGATCGCCCTTCGGATGCGGAAAACCTTTGGCGTTCGCGCCGATGATGAACACGTTCTTCCACTCGCCGCCCTTAGCTTGGTGGACCGTCGAAATCGTGACGCCCTTCGGGTCGTTGCGCCGATGCATCATCTTGTTCGCGTAAACCACAAAATCTTTCGCCATCCGAAAATCTTTTCCGATGATGCGCAGCACCTTCAAATTTTCCAAAGCGTCGTTGTCGCGGTCGGTGCGATCATCCACTGCGTACTTCGATTCAATCCCCGGTATTGTTAGATTGAAGCCAGCCTCCATGGATACCAGCGGATACGGCTTCAGTGCCTCCACTGCTTTGCGAATCTCGTTCTGCTTCCAGAATCCAGTTTTGCCCAAGAGGTGATATCGAATGTTGTAACGATTGCACAGGCGCTCCAACAATCCGACCATCCGATTCGTGCGGGCAAGGATGACACTGTTGAGCGGGTCTTTCTGTGCGAGTGCCAGGGCGGATTCAGCCTCCTCGTCGTCGCTCCAGTACATCTTCAACGCGATGGGCGCACCCTTCACTTTCCTGACCGCCCGCATACGGTCTAGCAATTCCTTCGGCGTGCCCTTCGGTGCATTCTCGCGTCCGAAGTTGACGATGGTTTCGGTGCTGCGGTAATTCAGACCGAGATAGAGTTTCTGCCCGCCTGGGAACCATGTATCGAAGTTGGTGATGTTCTCGGGCTTCGCGCCACGGAAGCTGTAAATACACTGGTTAGGGTCCCCAACCACGGTGATATTGCCGTGCTTCTCGGACATCAACTGCATCATGCGAAACTGGAGATTGTCCGTGTCCTGCGCTTCGTCAACGATTAAGTATTTCGGCTGCCATCGGGCACGAGTCTGAGGAGCTTCCAGCATTCTCACTGAGTCAGCGAGCATGGATTCGAAGTCCATCCAGCCGCCGCGAGCCCGCTCGTTCTCGTACTCGGCGTACGCACTGCACATGCCGTAGTCCAGGTCGCCCGCGTCGTACGCTTCGGTCGGCGAAATATTCTCGCGACGCATCTTCGCAATGAATCCGTCCAACTCTTTGTACTCCAAATTCCATTTCCGCGTCAGCTTGCACATGAGCCGATACCGCAACTCGGGCTCGACTGGTTTGCGCTCCGTCTCCGAACAAATCAAATACCCCAGGCTGTGGAACGTAGAGGCAACGCCCTTTACTTTGAGTTTCTTTTCCAGAGCCGTTGCCATTTCCTTGCTAAATGTGAGGGCGCGAATGTCGGACGCAGAAATACCACCCCGAATTAGCTCGTTGATAAGACCCACCATCGTGGTAGTCTTGCCCGCGCCTGGACCTGCAATTACAGAACGAGGACCCATAGGGTCGTCGATAACTTTCTGTTGGTCCGCATCAAAATCGGGCATGGATACCCTCAGTTGAAGTAGTCGTGGAGTTTATGAAACCAGTGCTCAGGGGCGAATCTGTGCGCTACCTTCGAATGAAGGATGTGCCAGCCGCCCCAGAGCACCAGGAAAGACAGTTCTACGCCAAAGCCTTGCCAAAGTCCATTCCACACGAGTTTGAGAATCCCGCGCATTAGAATGGGATTTCTGAGTCGTCCACTTCAGCGGAAACCGTCTGCGGAGCCGCTTGCTGTTGTGGCGGACGATGCACTGCCGACCGCGCCTGTGCGACGAGTTGCTTGTTGCTCGATGCCGGTGCAGCACCGCCGTCCGTCTTCGCCGTTACCAGTCCGACAATGTTGGTGATGTTGATTTCAGTCGTGTACTTCTTTTCGCCATCCTTCTCCCACGAGCGGGTCTGAAGTTTTCCTTCGACGGCAACTAAATCGCCCTTGTGAAGATACGGCTGAATGAACTTCTCGACCGTCTCGCCCCAAGCAACCAGATTGTGCCACTCAGTTTTCTTTTGCTTTTCACCCTGCGCGTTCTTGTACGATTCGTCAGTCGCGAGACTGAAATTCGCAACTGCCTTGCCGCTGCTCGTATACCTGACTTCCGGGTCTTTTCCCAAACGACCGATCAGAATCACCTTGTTCATTGAAGCAGACATCGTAACACCTCGCTTTTGGATTTGCTCTTTCGAGCCGTGACTTACTTCTTTTTCTTGGTGTCTTCGATGCCGTTGGCTTTGTTCACCAACTTCGTCAAATTCACCAAACCGTTTTCCCTCGCCGCAAGGTCTTCTGCACGCACGAAGAAGTCTTCCCACTGTCCGACCGTGAGATTCTTGGCGTCGTCCACCCTCTCAACGCTCATGAGGAAAACCAGCAGTTTGCGGTTCAACTTGATTCCTGCGCTCGCCGTCAATTTACCTTTCGAAGACAAGTCATCCGCGAGTTTGGTGAACCGCGCACGGAACCCAGTCATCTGCTCCTCAGTCGGCAGTTCGTTTTCGGATTCGTCTCCGGGTTCACGACCTGCAGGTGCAGAAGCCGTCGCTGCTGACAGAGAATCCGCAGGCAGTGCACCAGATAATGGTTGGGTCTCCGCAGCTTGGGCTTTTGGGGATTCAATAGCGGTATCGCGGTTCGCAGGACGCGAAGCAGGAGCGCCGCGACGATTATCTTGAAAATCTGGCATCTCGTCTGATTGATAGTTCCCTCGGTCAATTCTTTCATCCGCCTCGGGGTCCGCTTCATCGGGCACGAGAAAGGCGTTTCGCATTGCGTACTTCGTGGCCCCCGTTTGGGCTTTGTAGATGGCTTTGTCTCCTGTATCTGCCCCCGTACCCAGTCCGCTGGATGTGATCGTCTCATTAGACTCCAAATCATGAAACACAATGGTGCAGCGAACATCCACCGCGTTAAAGGGGGCATTCGGTGCTTTCTCGCGAGCGATGGTGTATTGCCGTTCGTTGACCAAATTCACTTCGGCGTAGACACCGAGTTTCAAAAACGCTTTTCGTACCGCCCTAACCATATCCGTTGCCCGCACGAAGTCATAGTTTTGATTCTTGTTGTGCCCTGACTTCTGAATGTGGTCAATCTCTTCGTACACCGAAATCAATTTCTGAATTAACGTCATAAAACCTCACTTTTTCTTTGAGATGTTTGTTCCAAATATGCGACGAGATACCCAGGAATCAGATGTGGTTCTTTCTCCACCATACCCAAAAGTAAATTACAGCGGTTACACAGCAAGCCTCGAACACACTTTCCACAAGATGTTTTCCCAGGACAGCAAGCGTGGTTGTGGTCGATTTGAGATGTATCCAAATCTCGTCCGCACGGACACTTGCCATTTTGGTGGAACAATAAAAGCAAATAAAGCGATTCCGAAATTCCCATGCGTACGCAGCGACGATGAACTTTAGCCAAATAGGACCCATCGTAGTCAGGCCATTGGTCGGCATGGTTTCGATAATAAGCCGCATGATAGCAGGAAGTGCACAACCCATGCCCCGCATTCACTTGATTTGTATGAGAGCATGTCCAAGCCAAAAGTCGCATTTCTGTATAGTACCAAAGTCCCATTGCTTTGTCAACCCTTTTTATAGTACGGACCCTCGTACCCATCCGCCCCCAAAAGTAAACCTGGAGCCCAGTCAGGCACAAGCGTCATACAGTATATCAAATCATCAAGACGAAGTCCATCCCAAATATCATCTTCTTCACAGGCCAATTCGTCGTGGAAGAGACCCCAGATATGAAAGTCCATTTTATCTGCTTCAAGCATGCCGTTCAAGAGGATGTCCCGAGCGATTGCTTGAATGGCGTTCTCGCACAACTTGCCCCCATACGTCTTGACTCGACCCCATTTGTGTTTTTTCTTGGCGGTCGCACCATTCGCGTCCTGCGTCGCACTGTGCTCGATGCCGTCATAATAAATCGTGTGCGAAGTGTACGTGTGAAATTCACCAGTTCGCGGGTCGGGTGTCTTGCTGGTGCGTTCCTCGTCTTCGATGGTCGCATTGATGTAGTGCAGGGCACGTCCAGACGGCAGTTCCATGCGAATTATGTAGCCGCCGCCCTCCATCGCCTTGCGTCGAAAGGTTATCACGCAGCCAAGACAGGTCTTGTGCTTCACCCACTCGCGTTCTTTTTTGTTCCACGTCACCTCGCCGACTTTAATAACGCCGCCGCGTTTCAGCACCTGCTTGAACGCTTCCTCCAGGTCAGTCCAGAATTGCACAACCTCGGGATACGACTCACGGAAAATCTTCACGGCTTCGTGAGCCAGTTCCTTCGACATGTCCACACCGCAGACCGATTTCGCATATCCCCACAACCCGCCCCGCACCTCATCACCGTTTTCGTTGACATACATGTCCCCGCCGCCAAGACCGTAGCCCGCGCCAAGCACCGCAGGCTTCGAATTCTGGCGGTCGTCATCATTGCCCGCTTTGTAGGCAGCCCACATCGCGGCATATTCTTTCTTGTACAGCTTGGTACCAAAAGAGATATACGGGCAGCGCGGTGTGGTTCCTCCGCATCGCGGGCAGTGGAAGGACCCCTGCAGGTTTTCCACAATGAAGCCGCACTCCGTGCACGTTTTGAATACATCCAAAATTGCTTTGCAGCCCGCCGCCCAACCTAGGCCGCGATTTTCAATGGCATTCAGGTCGGCGACGACAAGTTTCTTACCCTTCTTCGCTTGGAACAACGAGCGCAGTAATGTGATGATGACTTCCACCACGCTGACGTTGTACGGCTTCTTAGTCTTTGGGTCTATCGCGTCCGTGAAGTCTCGCTTGATTCCCTCATAATCCTCATTTTCAAGGAGCAGCAGTGCGTGGTCGAGATTCTTTTTGACCCACTTTACGCCGCGAGGGAGATTCTGCACCTGCACGTCGCCGCCTGCCCAGCGTCCAGAGCGTGCCGCCGCCATGTATTTGAATTGATAGCGAAGCCTGTCATCCAACATCGAGAGAACTGCCAGGAACCGCTCAAGTTTTTTGTACGACGTTTTGTTGGTCGTCGCCCGCAGTTTAAACGCTTCTCGGCACTCAGGTGTGATTTGTGATGTGGGATTGTCCAACTCAGCCGTCACGTAATTTGCTCTGACGGAATTCCACGAATACCCTCGTTCTTTTGCCCACGTTATCATTTGATCGCGTGAGTTTGGGTTTTCCAGTTTAGTCAGGTCTTTCAGCTTTTTCTTCTGTTCATCCACGTAGCGTTGCGCGAGGCGTAGACCCTTCTCCGCAAGGTCACGACGCCCCGGCATTCCGAAGGTGTTGATTTTCTGATCGAGCAGCCAGCCTTGCCAGTCACGTTCGGGAAACGCAACCGTCAATAGCCGATACCACAAGTCGCGCTCTGCCCGCACGTCCTGTTTGCAATATTTGCCATACTCTGCAAACTCTTTCGGATGGCTATTGTGATCGCGAAATAGTGGGGGTGCAATGCCGAACAAAGTCATCTCGCCGCCCCTGCTCACAGGCTGGCAAAACATCATCTTCAACTCTTCGCCCCGAGGGTCTTTCAGTTCCTTCATCTTCAAAATTTTGGCGACGCTGTCCAGTTTTCCAGGGAGCGATAAATTATGAGCAAGGACAATGGGGTCTCGATACTGCGAGATAGGCACATGGAAATCAGATTCCACATAGCGAGGTCCCATGACGACGTTCGCAAACTCGCATTCAAACGTGGCGTTCCATGCGATTTTGATGATGGCGAGGTTGCGCCACGCATCAATGAGTTTTTGCGGCGGGGGACTCAAATGCGGCAACCACAATTCTATCTCTTCGCAGTCGAGCGCCCAAGCACACATCGAGATGCCTGTCGAGGGATGATGGACGTAGTTGTCCAGCCCCACCTCTTCCAAGTCGAGGAGAGAGAAAGTTTCGTAGTCAATGAATAGATAGCTCAAAGCGAGGATTCTTTAACGTCCCACTTTTCAATTTCAGCTAGTTCAACCAGCCGCGCCTTCGTCGCTTCCCAATCAGGAAAGTGATAAACCTGCGGCAGATAGTGAAAGATGTTCTGCTCACTTTCGCCGATAACAAAAACAGGGTACGAGCGGTAGAGCCCGATACCAACTGCGATACCCATCTCTACGGTTCGGCCTTGACGTTTGATAGTCTCAGTTGAGTCAGGTTGCAAAACAAATACGTCTGCGTCTGCCAAATCGGCGACATCACGAAGAGCGTAGTACTGGTGATCTTTCGGTGCCAAATCTTGCAGTTGGACATTGGCTCTGTGTGTTTCGTCCAACCATTGTGATGTGACTTCAATTCCCAACTCTCGAAGTTCAGCCGCTCGCTTGCTGATAGTATCTTTCATTTGGTACGGTGCCGCAAGATAGACTTTCATAGGAACCTCCGCAGTTCATGAATTAAGTCTGCCTTATTGAAGAAAACATCCGTAGCGAACTTGTACATTACGTCGAATCTTTTTGGAATTTTATCGAAGAGAATGTACCCCGGCTTGCCGCAGCCCCTAGCATACCCAAGTTCCAAATGTCCTGATTTTCCCGCAGGCATCATCATCACTACGATATCGCTCCGATCAATGTGGTGCTTGTCGAATTCAAAAACATGGGTTGCTGCGTAACTGGTGAGTGCCTGTTTGTAGGACCAGCCACGCATCTTGGCATACTTCAGCAGGTACGTGTCAGCTTTAGGACCTGGAGTAATCCAATCGGCGAAGGCATCAAACCTCATGTCCTGGAGTTCATTTGCAAGTTGAACTACTTTCCAGTTTTTGAGCGCGCCGATGATGTAAATGGACTTCATCGTGCTTCCGTAATTCCTGTTTGGTCTTGATATCTCCCGCGATACGGAGTGCATGGGCCGGAAGTCTTTGCAAAAATGAGATGAGCGAATCTCTGGCCAATGGGGCTCGCGCCAGCCAAACCAAAATGCAAAACCTCCAACGTAAGGTTTCCAGCAAATCCGGCGTCTACGATGGTAGGAGGTAGGAAATAGCCTCGACGAGCCCAACTACTGCGAATCTCAACGAATGCCATTAAGTCATCAGGTAGCTCTACCCGTTCTTTTGTGCACCCCAACAGAAAATGCGGTGCCATGAACTGAAGGTTGTCCAAAATTAAATCCACACCGTTTTGTTGAAACTGTTCTGGTGTGATGGGGTCAATCTTCAGCTTCCCCAACTCGATGTACATTTGCAAGTCTCGGCCACTGAGAATCACGGTTTCGCTCCTCGGGCGATGGGTGCTCCTTCGGCTTCAAGTTCGAGTTGCAACAACGCAAGAGCCCGCCACGCCAACTTGGCAGAATGCCTCATGCCATCTGTATCCAACTTGCCACGCTCCAAAAAGTGACGAATGATGGTATCCGCTTGATCGACGGACTTGCCCCGAGCCCAATGCAGTGTCTCGCCGGGGTTATGCTGCTGATTGCCCTGGTACGAAACCTCGGCAACTTCAATCAACGCCGCTGGGAAGTAGTCCAAGACTCCCGTCGCCAGTGGGATTTTCTTGCGTTCCTCGGGGTTTGCGGGGAGCAGTGGATTCTTCCCACGCACTTTCGGTACAGCTAGATATCCTGCGGCTGCGAATTCCATCTCCTCTAGTGGGTCTCTGCTCACGACTTCACCTCTTTCGCGAAGATTATACTGCGCAATTCCGTTTCAAGTTTTAATGCGATGTCGGGATGCTCCAACAAAAACTTTCGAGCCTGCTCAAATCCTTGTCCCAACCGCTCACCTCCGTAGCTGAGCCATGTACCAGCTTTTTCTACCTTACCACGAATCTCACCAATAGTCAATAGGTCTGCCTCGTGGGAAATGCCATCGCCATAGATGATTCGCACCTCAGCTTCGCGAAACGGCGCGGCCACCTTGTTCTTCACAACCTTGATGCGAGTCTTCGCGCCAACAACCCGGTCACCCTCTTTCATCAGTTCGGTTTTGCGAATATCCAATCTCACCGAAGCATAGAACTTCAAGGCTCGCCCGCCTGTGGTAGTCTCGGGACTGCCGAACATGACGCCAATTTTCTCGCGAATCTGGTTGATAAAAATGAGAATGGTGTGCGTCTGATTTGTGATGCCTGTGAGTTTGCGTAGCGCCTGCGACATGAGCCGAGCTTGAAGGCCCATCTGCGGGTCGCCCATATCGCCTTCCAGTTCTGCCTTGGGCACAAGTGCCGCGACAGAGTCCACCACAACGATTGCAACCTTACCCGAGTGTACTAGCTTCTCTGCAATTTCCAGAGCCTGCTCACCATTGTCCGGTTGCGAAACCAGCAGGTGGTCTACGTCTACATGAAGCCGCCGAGCATACGCGGGGTCCATGGCGTGCTCCGCGTCGATGATGGCCGCTTTACCGCCCAGCTTCTGAGCCTGGGCAATGATGTGCAATGCCAGCGTGGTCTTGCCGCCCGACTCGGGTCCGTAGATTTCAATAACGCGCCCGCGAGGGATACCGCCGACGCCTAGGGCTTCGTCCAATGCCAGGGAAGAAGTCGGCACCACATCTATCGGTGCAAATTTCTTGCCGCCCAGCATCATGATGGAGCCCTTGCCGTGTTCTTTTTCAATCAAGTCAATTACATCGTCCAAACCATCGTCTTTGCTCACGTTATGCCCTCCAAGCATCTTCGAACATTGTGATAATTGCTCGCTTACCATTCGGATATGTAATGATGTGGCTATGAGTCCAAGCACTGGGACCGTGATTGTATCCCATGCGAAGTTCGGTGCTCGTTCCTGCCTGATACAGCCCATCCCAAATCCCCGCCGTATGGGAGTGCCCGATATTTGACCGTCTGCCAATTTTCGAAAGTGTCGGCCCCGCTCCTCGCACACCGTTTGCACCTAAGTCTCCATGCTGGCCGCACTCAATTCGCTTATCACAAATCAGGAATGACTCGTCTATATCAAGGAATTGAACATCAGGACAGCGAAACTCCGTATGCGACTGAATCAAGTACTCCAAGACGTTGAGTGTAATCCCAACCCGAGCCGCTCGCAATCGAGCCGCATTGCCGTCGTGAAAAATTTCCAAATTCCGTACGTCGTCATGTTGGTGATCGTATTCATCAAGAAAACGGTCTAACCAGCGGTCATGATTCGAGTTGACAACCACCAGTTTTGTCTCTGGGCGGTAGTACTCTGCCAGAATTGCGGCACTCGCCTGAAGTTCACGCAACACGGAGCTTAACCCGCGCAGTTCAGTCTTGAATCGTTCCAGCGGTTTGTGTGCTACATGGTGGTTGACTGAAGCGCCTTCAATCAAGTCATGAATGAAAACGTACTTGGGCCGCAGGGTATCTATCATGTTTCCCTGCCCTGTAGCGGATAGAAGAAGAACTGTAGGGTCAATGATGGTTGCGTGAATGTCACCAAAGGTGATGGCTTCGACGCGGTGCCCGCCCGTTACGACGCCGTTCTCAACCTTCAAATCCAAGTCATAGAACGTGCCCGTTTCGTCTTCCGCATCGAGTTGCCGCACTTTCCACGTACCGTCGCCGCTCACTTCGACAATCAAACCACCAAAAGTGTGATGAAACTCGGCGATTAGTCCTGCCCGCTTCTGAATGTAGTTGCGCTGGGTAGTTGTGCCCGTCGTGTAAATGAACTTTGCGCCACTGCCGCCTACGGAAGCGATGGTGCGTAGAGCAATCTTGGCGTGAGGGAAGATGGCAGAATTTCGACTTTCATAAGTCTCAAATCCTCGAAGCGGGTCGCCCGCCGTGGGGATGATATTCGCTTCGCCGCACCACACAAGACCCCGACTCAATTGCACGCGCTCGTCTCGCACAAATGGCGCTATCTTCGGGTCGTACCAAAGTTCTTTCTCGCCGCCTTTGTACTTGCCCTGTTTCACCGACATCTGACCGTACGAATTTTGGTCGTAAGTAAAGGTGCCAACAAAAAGCTTGGCATGGTGGTACTCAGCCAGCGCGAGAAGATTCTTCCAGACGCCGTCGTGCACGTAAGTGTTGTTTTGTGCCGAGGTGAGAATGTACCGTTTCACCTCTCCAGACTTTGGGAGCGGAGCAACTTCAGCTACAACACCCTCAATGCTACCTTTGGCAAACGGCTTGGTGGGTTTCTTTCCTTTTTTTCCGGCAGGTTTGATAATGTCTTTAATTTTCGTCACGAGATTCCTCTTCCTTTTGTCGTAGCGCCGCGATAGCAGTCTTGCTGCCCCACATAGACTGCAACCGACCATCAATTACCATTTTGACTTCGTAATCCTTCCATCGCGCTCGCTGACTATGAAAAGTTCCATTCGACAGCGTCGCGTGAAGTTGTTCTCGCAGTTCGTTCGTAGAGAAAATTTCGTCGTCAGGTTGACTGTCTAAAAACGCGAGCAGTCTATCCGTCTCCGAACCTGCACGCCCTAGAGCGTCAGTTAGTTTCATGTTTCCTCCCTTAGATCGCGTGTCCCAAGAAGCCGCCGAGCAGTGCACCACCCAGGGCAATCCAAAAACTTCGCTTCCGGTCTTTCGATGCCTGCTGATCTACTCGCAGATTGCACGCGGCATTGTCGGCTTTGATGGTTCCGATCAGTTCAACTTTGTCCGCCGCAATGATTTGCTGCTCCGCAGCAGCCTCGCCTTTGGCGTCGGTAGTCAGAATCTGCTGAGCGTTCAACTGCCCCTGCAGATTAGTCACGTCCACCTGCGCTTGGGGAAGCAAATCCAAGTCTGCGACAACCGTACGCGCCACGGGCAGTGCCATACTGACTGCGTTGTTAGTTGCCGTTACGTCACCCACGTTCGCTTTGGTTTGCGTTGCGAGGCGTGCCGCTGCTGCTTGGGCGTCGAGCGTAGAATCCTGATTAACTTGCTTTTTCGTTGCTGCATCACCCTGCCGCATTTGTGCAATGAGAGAATTGATGAGCGTAGTCTGTGCTGCGTCGCGAGTAGCGTCCGCCGCACGGTCTTGTGCAAGCTGGGCGAGCAGTGATTGCTGCGTCGCGGTATCCACGCCTTCTTTTTGCAGTTGTGCCGCTGCAACACGAGCGTCATGCTTTTCAATCAAGGATTCAAAGAGCCCTACGCCGCCGATGATGCTGCCGACGATGAGCGCAACCGCCAACAGCGCAACGATGACATGCCCGCGAATCCAATTGATATCGCGTTCAGCAGCAACCAGCAAACCAGTTGATGGTGCTACAGATGCCTTCGGGGTGATTGGGGTGGTTGACATTCTAATCCTCCGGTTGGAGCGCGGTAAGTACCAATGCCTATAGTACTTCAGTTTGGGGTTTCTGTCAAGCGCTTTTTGAAGTATTCAATCACGGGCAGGAGATGCTCGGGGTGGCGCGCGGCATCAAAGAACCTCTCGATATATCCGAGTCCCTTGTTGCATTTGAAGTCCAGCATACCGCGAATTGACTGCGGCCTCATCAGCGCGCGAACGATGGCGATAGCTTGTTTTTTGGTGGGTGCGGTGGCTTGCTGTGCAACTTCACCACGCTCGTTGAACGCCTGAGCCGTCCAATCTCCGAAAACAGTATCTTGCGTGGCTTTCACGTAGAAATGGTAGTGGTCGATATTGGGAGGACCGTAGGCATCGAGGGGACCGCCGCAGATTTTGCACTTGCCGTTTTGCTCTCGGATGCGTTGCTCGCGGGCAGCAAGGGTGATTCCGAATTTGCGTTGGATTCGTTTATCTTTGTCGCGCTCTTTTTGCGCATCTGTTCTTGTTTTTCCCTTCGCCATTGCTTTCGCTCCTCGAATCTATCCGCGTTCATTCGCCATACTTCTCGCTCGTAATACCTAACCCACTCTCCCTGCCATACAATGACAATAAGCAGGAGAATTTCGAGGACCATCAGCAAGCGGTCGAACATAACTCGCTCCTGAATTGCTGGATTTTACTTCTTAATTTTACCGAATGCTTTGAGCAAATCCGTAGCGCTGTGTGCAGCCGATTTCGACTTGCCCGGTCGGACATAGGCGAACGATACTTTTGGCTCGGGCTTCTCTTCGGGCGCATTCGCTCCGAAGTTGAACGAGGTGTCGCCCTCGTCGCCTACTGCCGTTTCTGAAGTTGTTCCGGGAGTTGCTCCTCTATCTCCTGGTCCAGTGGCTCCTGCGGGGGATTCCCCGCGAACGCCAGGAGCAAATAATTCTCCCGTGTCACTGGGATTCCGTACTCCTCCAGCAGCTTCACGGTTCCATCGCTCTGCGTAATCCCAGACTCGGTTTCGGGCTTCATCGGCTGTGATTTTTCCATCTGAGTGTTCCTTCCATATGGCGTCTACTGCCTTGAGATTCTCGTCCGTCTTAAAGTTGTCGTTGAAAACCTCTCGAATCTTAACCCATGTGGATGATTGTAGCCTACTCGGGATGGGAATGTCAAGCTCTTTCGCAGCGAGGCGATAGCCCGCATCGTGCAGCGGATATATGCCCTTGAGCCCGTACTCGCCGTTTTTGATATTACCGAAATTGTCTTTTACCGCAGGAGCCTTCCCCGACATCGGACGCAACTGGGTGACGTTCACCGCGTGTGTATCGATGGTCAAGAATCGCGGGTCATTCGGGGCCGCTTGGTTGTTGTAAAAGTTGCGAACCTTATGACCGTAGCCCAACTGTCTACTAATATTCTCGGGCGAACCGTCTTGCAAGATGTTGATGGCTTTTTCGATGTGTCTTTGGAAACTCCAGCCCACTTTTCTGGGTGTGCCATCCATGTTCTTTGCGAGCCCGCCCGAGGTGCCATCAGGATTCCAGGTTTCATAATCGCGAGAATTGTGCCCCTCGTCATACAAGCGCAACCACCACGCCTGTTTTTCCTCGGATGGCAGTTCACTGAGCGTTTTACCCCGCAAATCTTTGAACATCGGCTTGAATTTCTTCATCGCCGGGATGCTGCTAATCCTGTCCGCTGCGTCCTGCATCTCAGGAGTAAATTTGGTGTTCTGTTGATTTTTCCAGATGTTGGCAGTACGTTCCGCCAGTGACGTATTCTGGTCCCAGTCGGTCATGGGAGATTCTACGGAGGTGACGCCATAAATTTGCTCTGGTGTGAATCCATGCTGCTTCGCAACCGCGATGCCGCGATCATGTGCGCCCACAGGATACCACTGCTCATCTTTCGCAATAGCTTCGGGCGTCAGCTTATTGTAAACGAACTTAACGTTGTCCGCGACATGTCGAATATAGGCATCTGCGTGAGTCTGGGCATCGTCGCCCTCGGGAACCTTGAAGCCGGGAGTATCTTTGATGCGATTCACCATCTTCGCGACGTAGCCTGGAGCCGCCTTCGCTGCTTCCATATCTGATATGCGACTTTGATCGGTGTGGTCTTCAACGGTTTCGCCCTTCACCGTTCTGCTTGGTACTCGGGTGCTCACGGTGTTGATGCCCTCGGGCGCTTTCGTCTCTGCAGTAATCAGCGAGCGTGCTGAAACGGTTCCCGCGCCAGGGCGGACGGCATCGCGCTTTGCGTCGCGCACCAAGCGGTCGAGGCTGTCCGCATCGGTTACTGAGCCCGATGCTGACCCAATTTTGCCGTTACGCCGAATGTCTATCGTCACGTCGCCGGGATGTTTTTCTGTCGCACGCAAAATTACGTCCCCTTGTTCGGGTGTCAATCCCGATGCAGGCAACACCACGTTCACGCCACCCTTGTGCAGCATAATGCGAGCCGCACCAGTGCGTTCTGTGAATACTTCACGAGGATTCTCGTTGTACGCAACCGCGTCCGCCCCTGTGCGGGGTAAAATTGAGGATACGTCGCCGTGGTCTAGCGTTCGTGCGGGTTTGCCTTGCGAGAAGTCTAAGCCGCGACCATCGGGCAAGATGAATCCCATCTTAGCTGGGTCGTCTGTGACGCCATAGGCTTTGATTGCGCGGTCTTCAAGCGTTTCGCCGGGAGCGAGCGCGGGAGTTATTTCTTTTTGAACGATTTGTCCAGGTCCGCCCGCACCTTCGCCTTCTCCTCGGGCGACATCTGTTCCACTGTCCGCGTCGCGTCCTGCAATAGCTGTTCGGTCGTCACCCCCTGCTTTTGTGGCTTCATCGGTCATTCTCCTCTTGGCTTCAGCAGCCATGTTATTCAAGCGTTCGGCACTGTAGTGAAACTGTCGAGACAAATTCGGTTCCCGCACGCTCTCATTCTCTTTGATGATATCCGAGACTGCAGGTTTCGTCAAGTGCTCTTTTCCGTAGTCTATCGCATCGTGCATACGCTGCATCGCGGTGTCGTGGTCATAGCCCGCTGCTTTAAGAAAACGGTACGCTGAACCGCCGTCTGAACGAGAGCGAGAAATATAAAAATTGTGATTTGCGGCACGAGGCAGATCGTTAAACACTTCATCTGCCGCGATGCCACCCATAGCCGCCCGTACTACACCGTTCAATCTGTCCGGTTTGATTAAGTGAGTCCCTGGTTGATATTCCTTAGACGCATCCCACGACATGGCGGCTACAGCACCACTCATGTCAGGATGAGTGTGGCGCAGCATGCCGATAGGAGTCAGTCCTTCGTTCATTCCAACCATCGCATGCCCTAATTCATGCCGCATGGTTTGCTCAGGCAAGCGACCTGCAATTGCTTCGGGTATGGATAGAACTTTTTGCTTCGGGACTTTGTACTCGGTTGATGGTGTTCGTTCGCCCCCGCCCGCAATTTCCCACTCCGACCCTTCTGGGAATTTCTTTTGTGCGGTTTTGAGTGCGTCTTTAGATGAAAATGCATCAACCGTTTCGACTCGTTGCGTTCCATCGGGATTTTTGACGTAAATATTCCACGGCTGCTTCAGCGCCGTTTGACGCTCACTCATGGTGAGCGTTCCTTCGCCCGTGCCGCCTGTTGGAATCTCACTCATGCTGCCCAAATGGAAGATGGATTTTTGATTTGCCACTTGCCCCGCTTCAACCGCTTCATCTCTATCCGCGTACAGTTTGGCAATATCCAAAACAGATTTTCCAGTGTCCGGGTCTTTCCATGTGCCTACTGCATGATCGTCCTGAGCCAGCAAATCAGCATTGTCTGTTTTGAATTTCGCCAAAACTTCAGGCGTCAGTTTATCAACCGACAACGTGCGTTCGGGGTATGAGCCAACTGAATACAAATCCTTCCCTGCAAGATTGTCACCTTCCGGTGTGAACGTAGAGCCGCCGTTTTGTTCGTGCGCGGCTAGTTGGTCTTGCTTCCCGGTCGATACGGGTTCCCCGTCACCCGCTCGTACGCTTCCTTCCGGTTGTCCACTGGTTGCGGTGGTTGCTGCGGTTGATTCTGCATTTGATGCCCCCTTTACTTGCTTGCCTGTGTCGCCATATACGGAACTAAAATCTACGGTCTTCGGCGCAGACTCAACTCGCGGTTGCGTCAAATCCATCTTGTATCCCGGCGAGCCTGCCTTCGAAGAAATTTTCTCGACAGGATGACCTTTTTGCTGCAGTCCATCCCAAACACGCGCCGCGTCCAGAGTCGTGCTCCCCTGCAAATCCGAAGTCATCTCGGGAACGCCCTTCGCACGTAGTTCATCCGCAGCGCGAAGATACAACGCTTGCGCGTGCCCTTGTCCGCGATACTGCGGTTCAATGTGCGCCGCCGTCACCGCACCTGCAGCGGGTCGGTCTTCTTGCGGAATAGTGTATCGCACCCGCCCGACTTCTTTGTCATTATCCATCAAGCGAACAATACCACCAGACCGCCCAACAGGTTCGTGCGTAATGGTTGGAGTAGATGTTGGGGGCTTCACTTGCTTGCCGCCAACAGATTCAAAATTAAGAATTGGTTCTGCTTCCGCAGGAGCGGCGGGCAGTGCTGCAGGAGCCGCAGGGAGTTGCTTCTGAGGCTCAACCGTGATGACTTTGCCTGTGCGGGCTTCATCTAACCGGGCGGCGCTGCGAGCGGTCATACTCTCGCGTGCGGCTGCGCCTGCCTCATGAATTTGTTCTGGAACTTTTGCTGCTTCGCCCGTTAGAAGTGGCGCAACGGTACCCGTAAGCGTACCTAGAGAGCCACGAACATTGCCCTGTGCGGCTTGCTCTTCGGATTTGACGAGTCCGCCGCCGAGTAGCGGAATACCGCTCGTTAGATATTCGAGACCACCGATAGCTTTTTCGCTGAGCCCCGTTTTGCGTAGATGCTCGCGAGCAGTCGCTTGAGCGTCGGGATTGGTCGCAGCGGAGATGACGCCCTTCGCCGCGTCCATCATGGTGTTGATTGGATGCTCAGCAGCCGCAGCAATCTCGGCGGCTGTCTCACTACCAATTTCTTTAGCTGCTTCTGCCGGATGTGCACGCACGGCGCGAGCGGTCGCGCCTAGAGAGTCCGGGTCAACGCCCTGAGACGTAGCAAGCGAATGAAAGAATCCCTCGTCGGGCGGCGCAGCGGGCGGTGCCGCAGGAGTTGCTGTCTGGTCGTCTGCCATAAAACCTCACGGGTTTATTTTTCGGCGTATCAGTTCCGCCAATAATTCTTCAGTCGTAAAATTCTCAATCAAACCATGCTTGCGTTGATTGGCGATTTGTTCCTTTGGTGTCGCCCACCGACAATTTCCAGGCTCGTAATTTCCGCTCACCTTCGGGAAACGATCCAACGATTTTCCATCAGGACGTTCGCCCATATCCGCAAGAAAATTTTCAAAGCCCCGCTCTCCAAGCCATCGGTCGCAAATTTTAATTCCCCGTCCACCATACAGCATCCAGTGGTGATACGCAGGATTAAGACATCGTGTCTTCATCGCAGTCCAACTTTGAAACGTCGGACTGATTTTTCCAACACGAGAGTGACCGTGAGTAGTAGATCGCTCCCCAAGTTCCTGGGCTCGACACGTCTCACATTGATTCGCTTTACCGTCCCGCAGTGCTTGTCCAAGCACAGTGTCTTCGCGACCACAAACACATCGAACTCGCCAAAAGGCTTTTGTATGCCAAGACGGCGTCGGGGCGGATGCGATAACCACTCGCTTGCCAAATCTTCGACCTATCATGTCTATCTTTTGTGGCATAAACATCTCCTAATATACCACAAAAAGTCTAAAAGTCAAGGATTAAGGACGTGAAGTCTTGGATCAATGCGTCTCGCTTTCTCCACATTCTCTTCGGGAATATCATGGATAGATGAATCACTCGCGAGAATTCTCCTATGCCCGTCAGGAATGGGCGGCAAATGCGGCTGGCCGTCGATTCTGGGCGGCTGTGCCAGTGGCTGCGTGTCGGCAGGCGTCTTTCCCTTGCCCGCCGCCTTGCCCCCGTCCTGGGGCGTCCCAGCGGGTTTTGCCCCTATTCCAGCGGCTGCGGTCAGGGTCTTGAGCACGTTCGGGTGGCTCTCGGCTAATTCCAGCACCTGGGGGTCAATTTTAGCCATTTGCTGCATGACCGCCGCAGTCTTTGCGATGGGGTCAACTGGAGTCGCGGCTTGCTTCGCTTGATACAGCCGCTTTTTGGTGTCGTCAGGCACGAGGATATCCTTCAGGTGCGTAGCAAGCTCGTTTTCGTCTCTCGCCCCGTGGAACAAGTCCCACAACTGCTCCCGCTGCGGGTCGTTGATTGCGGGGTCCTGTTCAAGAATCGGCTTTGCCGGGTCGTTGAACGGCGTGATTGGCGCGGTACTCATTGGTTTATTCCCTCATATTTGAACCAGAAAATTTTCTTTGTTTCGAAGCCATCAACGTGCAAGATACGCCAATTGCTTTTGTACTTCCGAGGCAACGGACGAAGTTCCATCAGTTCAGGAAAGTACATATTCGCTCTCCATTGCTCTATGGCAATTGCATCATAAGCCGCCACGTTCAGGGCTGCGTTCATGATACTCCTTTTGCTGCGTTCATATCACCTAACACAATGCGAAACGACACGTCGCCTCTCTCATCCATATAAACTGCTACGACGCCGCCCGGCGACACAGCATCTTTTATTTCTTCGAGACCCATCAAACATTTTATCACAGAATTGTGAACGTAAAGGACAGTTGGCAGTCCTTTATATGGCGTCGTGAGGTACTGCCACGCCACTTGGACTCGATCACGCAATTGATTACGGCTCTCCCCGCCAGGAATTTGAAGCGATGGGTCGTCGGCGTACGGTTTGAACTTGGCGAGATTCTCAGGCGATTTTTCCTTACCCGAGAAATCCGACACATACCATGGTCGGAGATTGGGGTCACTGCCGAGATACGGACAGAGCACACAGCCTATGTCCAAAAGAAACTGGGCGGACTCAATTGAGCGAGGAACGTCAGAGCAGATTACTCGTCCGATGTGTTCGAATGAAAGCCACTGTGCTGCGGCTGCTGCTTGCTGACGACCTTCTTCAGATAGTCCGAGTGTACCCCAACTATCCCACACCGACATTGAGGTAAGGGTTCCATGTCGGACCAAATATCCGATCAACTCCAACTGCGGTTCCATGTTCAACATTTCGCTTCCTCAAAGAGAGCCCGAAGATGGATTCGAACCACCGTCTTCCAGTTTACAAAACTGGGCTCTAACCCGCTGAGCTATTCGGGCGAAAAATCCTGGTGCCTGCGGGGACCTTCGTTTCACTATTAGCCGCCGCGACCTTCGTACGCTACTGCTGCAGCCTCACGTACGCTGTTCCCTCATGGATGAACTCAAGCACCGAAAATTACGGGAAGTGTCCTGAACCACTAGACGACAAAACCATGGACTCACACGCGTTGCACCGCGCTGCCAGATTTGGTCTATGGCGGGATTCGAACCCGCGTTTCTTCCCTATTCACGTCCGAATTATACCACGAATTTCGGACATGTCAAGCGAAAAATGGAGCGGGCGGTGAGAATCGAACTCACTCGTACAGTTTGGTGGACTGTCACACTGCCAATATGTGACGCCCGCTCAGAAAATTGTGTCGGGATTTTTGGTATTCTCTTTGGTGTGTTCCGACACGCGAGACGCGATACGGGTCCGACTTTAGTTGTGCGTTATCCCTGTGCTCGTTTTCACAAGCGAACCGTACATCTCGCTACCACCAAATCATCGGAGAATGACTCCGCAACCTTATATATCTTACCGCAATACTACCTAGCAGTCAAGAGAAAAATGGTTGCGGGAGAAGGATTTGAACCTTCGACTGCGGTTTATGAGACCGCCGAGTTACCTAACTACTCCATCCCGCGTCAACTTTTTCTACAATAAAACTTGACGGTCTGTGCGGCGACCCAGGCTCTGCACCCTGTTCTTGCCGCCGCACGCCGTCCGTGGGCTTTTACTTCTCTTGGGTGATGGGCTTCCATTTGTTTGTCTTGCGGCGACAGGCAAGCCAACCCGCCTTTTCATTTCACCCAAACTTGGTGGACAAAGGGAGACTTGAACTCCCAACCTCCTGCGTGCAAGGCAGGCGCTCTGCCAGTTGAGCTATTCGCCCACGAAAACCAGTCTACCACAAATCCCGAAAAAGAAAAAGCCCGAAAGCATCGCTGCCCTCGGGCTGTTGTGGGCTTGCGCCCGAAGATGTTTCGACGACTACTCCAAATCCAGCGCAAATTCTGTAAGTATAAGAGAACCAACAGTATGCGTGGTTGAGAGCGCGGTGAGCACGAAGTTCAAATCCTGTTCGCCAAGCAAACCAGTCGCGACCGTGGTGTCTGCCCAAATCGAGATTTGGTCTTCGATTTCGGTTGTAAACTGGCCGTTCAGATTTCCGAGAGAATCCAACTGCAATCGCGCATCGAAGGTGAAACCTCCCGCAGCGCGAGCCGTGGTGATGCCTGTGCTGGTGGCAATCTTGGTTTCGCCGGTCGCAGCAGAGACGATAAGTGCACTCGTCAGACCCGCAGCAATAGAAGCTGCCGACACCTGATACAGAGCGAGAGTGAAAACTGTGCCTACCGTGCAGGTATAGGTTCCCGTTGCACGGATGTGCAAAACCTGACCTGTTCCCTGATACAAACCAGTGACGCCTGCCATCAACGGGACGATGCCCCCGCCAGTCAACGTCAGACCGTTGTTGTTCAGTTGAAACGCGGACTCCGTCGCCGCCGTAGCGACGAGCAATGGAGCGGTAGTCAATTGCTGTGTTCCCGAAACCTGCCTACGAACTGTGGATGCGTTGGACACTGTAGTTCTCCTCTATTGAACTTTCTTAAAACCGTTCAAGTACGAAATCGCTGATTCCAACTCAGGGATGGCGTCATGAAACTGTCCAAGCCCTACGTTGTGTTCACGGCACAGAATCAAGCGGTTCTCGCCAGTTTCATGGTCGTGATCTTGGCAAGGAGATGTTTTTCCTTTGCCATGCGGCCCGAACGGATGGTTCCCGATGGGACACCGATTGTTTTGAGCGACAATCTGCGCTTCAAAGGCTGCCTCCGAAGTACCGTACTGGTGTTTGTACCACCGAGTCCGTTGCGTTCGGTTGTTGAGAGCCTTCCACTGTTCTGGATGGTTCTCTCGCCAGCGTTTCGTGCGTCTTGCAAGGCTGGCTTTGGCTGCTTCGCTGTTCGGGTCTTTGTAGGGCATCGGATTCCTCCGATGCTTACTATAACACTCCCGAACCACAAAGTCAAGATTAAACTGCGCTTACCTCGCCACGAACACGCCGAAAACCCGGTGTATTATTCGTATTGGGCCGGGCCACGACCCCAAGGAACCAGTCGTAGCTCACGATTGCTCGTGTCTGCAACATCGGGTTCGCCAAATCGATGTCGTTGTCGCCGAATGTCTTGACGTTGACTTTGAAGGACGGACTCCGGGGAACTCGGTTACCGAGCAACTCGGAAGCCATCATGGCTTCGCGGCCAACAATATACGTGGCGTAACCAGTCTTGCCCGTTGACGGGTAATTGGCATACGTCGGCACAGTTTGAGTGCGGATGATGCGGACGCCCGCCCACTCCAGCACTGTGTATCCGCGCGTCATGTCGCTCTTCAGGACGGACATGCCGCCCTCGGAGCGCTTCAGCGTGTCAACCGCAGACCCTGCGCTGTTGTCCGACATGAAGTCGTACACAACGTACGGATGCATGGCCGAGGTGTAAACCCCGCCATCCCGACCAGGGACTGCGTTACCCATCAACTGCGATTCGCTCTTGCGAATCGTGTTGCTGAGCATGAACTCGTTGTCCAACAGATCGATGCGTGCACTGGCCTGAGCCGTTGCAGCCGCTTCGAAGCCGTTAATCGCAATCAGGTTTGAAGTCAGAGCGCCGCGATAGGACAGATTGCGCGAGGCGTCCATCGTAATGTCCGCCAAGAACATCTGTTCTGCGACGTTCGAAATTCCAACCCAATCGCCGTACTCGTCTGCGAATGCGTCGCTGAACACTTGGTTCAACTGCAGAGACGGGCCGGGGATGCCTTCGGAAAGGTCATACGTCGCAGCAGCGTACGGGGTCTGCCCGTAAAACTGCAGGGTACGACCGCTACGCCGAGGCAGCGGACGAAAATCACAAAGCTCTTCGAGAAAGGGAGTATTAAATTGCCACTCCATGATCGCGGTTCTGTCATATGCGATCTGAGGAAATGCTGCTAGGGTGGTACTCTGGACGCCAGGCGGTAAAATCGTATGGATACCCTCTTAATCCCCAGTTGGGATTGTAGGAAGGTATCTTGCTCAAGGAATCCCTTCTATCTATGAAACAAATAGTCTAAAACTTAACGCGAACTCGCAAAATTTCTTTCTTATGGTTGTGATTACAGCAGAGGGTTTGATATCCGGGAGGGTAGTTTTCATTGCGTAGCCTGCGATATAGTTCATGTCCTTTATCACCATTCAAAGCCTTACGACGCTCTTGTGCACCATTATTTTCTATGTGGTCTAGCACAAGCATGTCGATATCATCAATCTCGCACCCAGGCCATGAACATTGCAATTTCTCCTGCGGCCCATAATGGGATAGAACGTCGGTTTTAATTGTGGTCCTTGATTTCGCTGTATATTGATGAACTTTAGGTGCTCGACGATTATAAACACATTGACGACAAATTCCCGCATTACGACGATGAAATTTGGTGGAATCCGTCTCTCCACAAACTCTGCAAAGTCGTAGTTGTTTCTTCCAAGGCATATTGTAACTATATCACGCCTGCAAAGATAAGTCAAGAGGGCTGCGCGGGGACGTTGGGCGTCCCCTCTCGCGCCTAAAATGAAAGTGTGATCAGCACCTTCAAACTTTACGATCTCACCGAACGTGCTTTAAATTGCTCCGTGAATGCTTGATTCGGGTCTTTGCCTGCCAACCGCTGCGCCTGTTTCCACGCATCCATAATTTCTTGCGGTGTCGCATCTTTCGGAATTTCGATGACGGGTTCTTTCTTGGTGTCAACTACTTCAGTCGCTGCGCCAGTACCGGAACTGCGACCGAAAAGTGATGACGATGTCGGTGTCGTTGTTTGAACTCTGGCCGCTGCCGCCGCGCGCTGCTGTCTAGCGGCTATTTCTGCAGCCGCTGCCTCTCCAGGAGTCGCATGCTGTTCTGCCGCCAGCCGTGCGGTTTCCGCCGCCGCTGCCCTAGCATTCTCAACCGCATCCGCTTCAGATACCGCAGTCTCAGCCGGAAACACGATTCCCAATTCCTTCATTTTTGCGTAGGCAGCCGCCAACGCGCCAACCTTGTCCGTCGCGTCAACAAGCCCAAGAGCCGCAACCTGCAAACCAATCACCTGCAAATTCTTTTGACCGCCCGGCCAGTCTCGACCGGCAGGGCTGGAACGAAATACATCAGTAGCTTGTTGCCACGACTGTTCAAACTGGGTAGTCTGAGACTGCTCAACCGTAGCTTTCAGCGTGTCAATCGAGAGACCTTGCTCGGCGAGATATTCGTCCATCGCACCAGACTGCTTGATATAGTCCTTGGTGGAAATCTCACCTCGTTTGAATTTGGTTTCTAATTCAACTCGGGCAAGAGCTTTTACTTCCTCGGCTTTTGCTACAGCAGCCGCTGTCGCAATCGGGTCAACCACAGCCGCAACTTGGGTTTGTGCTTCAGGCTTAACCGCATACGCCACCGCGTACGCTTGGTTAATCATGCGCTCCAAGCCAAGCTCGTCCGAGGCAACAAATTCAAAATCGGTTCCGCCGATGTTCACTGTGCGGGTGTACTCCTTGATTTCCGCCGCATGCGCCGCCGCAGCCTTTGCGTCGTCTTCTGCTTTCTTGGCAGCCGCCGCAGCCGTGTCGGCAGCTTCCTTGACGGCGTCCGACTGCTTCTGAGCTTCGGCGATTACAGCCGCTCGAACAGTCTCAGGATTCACAGCAGCCTTAATGGCTGCCTCTAGCTCGGGATTCATTGTAACGGCGGGTAAAATCGATGCATTCGTGCTCATTGGGAAACTCCTTTGTATGGACTACTCTTATGGGATAGGAAGTCAAAAACTTGTAACAAGTTGTCAGAAACTAATAGCTGCCCGCCACACGCGCATCTTGGTCTCGCTTCTCAAAATTCTGAAGCACCTTGAGACGAACGTAGTCACCCTGGTCCTGCAATTCTTGAGCAGTCTTCTCGGGCAGGGACTCTAACTGCTCTCGGGCTTCGGCGAGACCGATGTCGATGGCTTCTTGGAGTTTGCCGAGCAAACCCTGATGGTGTTCTTTCGACGCCTGGGCGCGAGCCTTTAGTATCACGATTTGCTGCGTGTCCCAGCCACCAAAATCTACGCTGATGTCGGTGGCGATTTGCACCAGTTCTTCAGACAATCGCAGGAAGTCGATGAAACCTGGATGCGCTCGCAGACTGATGAGCCGATTAGCTCGCTCGATTGCGGGCGTCGTGGTTTGCACAAACGGTTTTGTTGCCTCGGTGACTGGATGGACGACTGGACTGCTGCTCATGCTTTGCTCCTTGATATTCTTTTCGACGAAACCCCCCGAAACAGGGGGTTTTGCGACATAAAGTATCGTTTTTCGACTTACAGCCCGAAAATTTCGCTGAATGAAACCTTGGCCTTGCGCAGCTTCAGATAATTCCAAATGCCAAACACGAAGCCGACTACAGCAACTCCCAGTTCGATGTGTACTCCGAGAACTTCATGGTTCCACATCAAAGGCAGCACACCCAAAAACGGGAGAACGCCGCACTTGAATGCGTACGCTATCAGATTGCTCTCTACAAAACCATGTTGCAGAGCTACGTCCGTCGTTCGAACATCCGAGAACTGTCCTAGAATTGCGGCTACCGTTACGAGAAAGAAAATTGCATCGAGATTCATAAAGCCTCCTTAGAATGCCGAAGAATCCATCTTTGCAAATGCGCCCTTTGCTGCACGATCAAGCCCTTGTGCTTCCGGCGTAGCTGCCTCGGCTTTCGCCGACGCCGCATCAACGGACGCCTGATGGTCAACTCCCTGAGCCTTGAGCGTATGCTTGCCTGTTTCCAGGAGCATCCGATTTTCAGACTGGTTATTGTCAACGTCCTTCTTCACTTCGCCCTGAGCCTTCACGATGCCCAGCTTGCCCTGCATTGCGGCTTGCTGTGTATTCGCCGCCATGCGAGCCTTGTCGTCGTCGTTCATCGGGACGATGATCTTTTCCTTGTATGGTCCACCAAAAGCATCAAACAACATAGTCATCATCCCATTGAAGTCAATTTTCATCGCCTGGACACCAAGATTCTCGACTGTTCCTGGTGACTGAATTAAGGTTTGCAGAATACCTATAGTCTTGTTAAGCGCTTCACGAGATGCGAGTCTAGCTCCCGCTGAAATATCTACTCGATAGGTGCCGTTGATAATATCCAGCGGCGTTGCTTGGAACGCAAGCCCGAGGGCATCGGATAGCATTGTTCGAACCTGCGACGGTTTGAGTTTTTGATTCTCTTCCACGCAGTATTCGAGGAACGGAATGTAAATTTGCTCCGAGATCACGTCCACCAAATCTTGCAACTTCACATTCTCACCGCTGGTGACTGCCTCTACGCCTCCGGGCGTTCGCATTGCCCCAGCCGAACCTGTGTTCCCGCCCAGAGTGCTCGGACCCGCCCCTGCGACGGCTGCTGCCCACTGCTTCATCTGAGCGATAACCTGCAAAGGCTCATTCGCCGAAATTGCGTTACGAGTTAGCGGTTTGAACTCGCCGTTGGGGTCATGCTTGAACACTTTGCCAGGGAAAATCCACTGAGCCTGGGCTGTGTTGTTCGTGCCTGCCGGTGCGGTGTACGTTCCCATCAAATTCAGGTTCATGTCGTCCAAAAATGCGTTGATGATGCCCTGACAAATGCGCTGAAAGTCGGTTAGCCAAAACGCGATGCCGTATCCATGCGCAGAGTCGGGCGCATTGCGGAAACAGAAGCCAAGAAATGGCGGACGACCGAATTTATGCGTGTCGTTTAGGATGCAAAGCTCTTTTCCAAGAATGATACAATGCCGAGAACCCGTCCAGTAGTCAAACAACTCAAATTTACGCATCAGCGGGTCATGTGCCGTGCGTTCCGTGTAGTTTTCTGGGTACGCTTTTTGCGGAGTTGTAGTTTGCTGAAAAACTGGGTTCCCAGTGTTCGACCCGAGGGTTTCCAGCGGGTTGGTGGCTGCCATACTCTGCATTTGCGGAGTTGAAAGTTTCACCAACTCCTCACGAGATGGAATTTTCCAACCTTTGACTTTTCGCTGCGCATCCAAATCGTAGCCCGTGCAATAAAGAATACGTCCAAACCACTCAGCGCAACGGGGGTCGCCCCGACGCAGGTCAGGAGCATATCGAGCCCGCCGAATTGGCACATGCTCTAGCTTCGGCATGTTGATTTCCAACGTGCCCACTACCTTATCCTCGACATCATCCTCATCGAATTGCGGAACATTGACGACGTTGCCGTTCACAACCATTGTTTGCGGATGCTGCTTCTGAACTTTCTTGATAATCGGCTTGCTGAGCTTCGACCAGCCGTAATGCGCGACACCGAAACCATAAAACAGCCCATCGTACGTGATTTCGCGCATTTCAGTCTTACACGAAACGCCCTTGTAGCCGCAGGTTTTCAGTTGCGCGTTGATGATGGCTTGCTGAGCCTCTGCGCACGCCAGCGGCGTGCCGGAAGTGGCGTCAATTTTGAAAGATTGGTAACCGCCAAACAGAGTTTGATTCACGACGCTATGAATGCTGTAGAACTCCTCGGCAACGAGCGGAATTCCCAGGTGCGAACGCATCTGGTCAGAGCCTTTCCACTTGATGGGCTCAACCCACGCACGCAGCATCACTTCTGCGAGATTCCACCGGCCAATCAATCCTCGGGTAGCGATAAACTGCTCGGACTCTTCCCTGTTGAGGTTAGCCTCTTTCATCATGCTAAGGTCTGAGCGAAGCTGGTCATCGAAACCAACTTCAGTCGGACTAATCGGCAATGCCGTCTCGCCATACGGAACTGCACCGGGCAGTTCTTGAATGCGAATCTGTCCCGTATCAGTAAAATGGCTTGTCGCCATAGGATTTTTTTTGTTGATTTCAGCCATGTCAGAGTCTCATTATATGGCGTAACAAGTCTTAAATCACTTGCGGTCATCACCATCTTGCCCAATCGGGGGATATGGCTTGTTGTCTTCGCCATCTTCAGGCATTTGGTTGAGTCTGCGTAACCAGTTCAGCGATGTCGTTATCACGGGCGGCGTTTCTTGCTCGTATCCAGTCGGAGCAGCCACAACCATCCCCATGCAATCGGCAAAATCGTCGTGTTTTCCTAACTTCGGCCACTTCGTTAACTGATGAATGGTGCGTTCGTAGCAATCAGGGAGTCCTCGGTCTACACCCATCATCGCGTAAAGCCATAGACGACGATTTGACAGCGGTCCTTTCACCGAACCGATGCGAGTCAGCTTGGCGTTAGGTGCTTGGGAGTACTTCACCCACTCCAGCGGGACGTGAGTGACGCCCTTTGCGGCAGCGTCTATAGTAATCACGGTGTTGTAGGCTTCCCACCCGTTGAATTTTTCGTAGTACATTCTTTTCGGTTTGTGAATGAGCATCATCCGTATGGTGTTTTCCGCTATTCCAGCGGAATCCCAGTTACCGTACAAGCAGTCAATAACGAAAAGCTGCCCTTGAAACTTCCGGCAGGCATACAAAACCGAGAAATCCCGCCCCGGTTGACCTATGTACGCCAAATCGCCGACAATGAACGTAAACGAGGCGGCGTACGCTGGAATCATTTTAGAATCGAAAATAGTCTGAGCCCCAATGAGTGTTTCCGTGAATACCTGAGCCCCTGCGGCAATCGGTTCGTTTTCGTACTGGTTTGCAAAGCCCTCTTCACCCAGTTCAATTTTAGCCGCCGCCAGAAACTCAAACGTATGCCCAATCGGACGCCCGTCCCATGTTCGTGTTGCCGGGAATAGAAGCCCCTTGGTTCCGTTGGATTCAAAGCCAGGGCATCCGCAAGCAGAGTCACCACACAAAGGATGCAGTTTGTTTGTGCGCGAGTCGTGGTATACATCGGTGTGGGTGCAGTTCTTACAGCCCCAAGTCCAGCAACTGCGAATGGAAAACTGCCAAATGGTTTTGCCTAATTCTTTCTCTTCCTGCCGCGCTGCGTCCTGAATGCGTTCGTATGTATCGCCGAACGAATATCGGGTGCCCGTCATGACGATGTAGCCAGTCGGGTCCAGAACCGGGCAAACATCCTTGTAGTCCTGATAGCACTTCTCCAACGCGGTGATGCTTCGATAGTTCGTTTCGTTCACAAGATCGTCAATGAAGATGAAGTCGTAGTGCGACCCTGCTTTAACCGCTCGGGCAGTGCTGATGGCAAAGGTGGGCTCAACGAACGTAGTGTTCGTGCGGCACGGCACCGTGAATTCATGCTTGGTGCCCATTCGAGGAATCTGGTCAGTCCATGCATTGTCCGCCTCATCTTCGGAGACATGGCGATTGCGAACGCTCTTGAGACAGTATTCAGGAAACAGCATCTTGAACCGCTCTGACGGGCTCTCAAAATAGCGTTTGATAGCCGCCAATTGGAGTTTGGCAAGTTGCTCGCTGCCAGTGAGGAAGCAGATGCGCACGTTGGGGTAATTCAAAATAGTCTGAACGATGTCCACGCGAACGGCAGATGTTTTGTACACACCTCGGGACCACAGAATCATCCGCTTTTTGATTTCAGTGTCTAAGTCGGCTAGGACAACGCCTTCGCCGGGACGCTTTCGCACAAACTGCTGAAACAGTAACTCATGGGGGTTGGATTGAAAATCCATTCCGAGAATAGGAGTGTAATCCTTCGGCAAGTTCGGGTCGCCCACCTTCTCTTCTTCGACAAATCCGGCGAGGTACAGTGGGTACTTGCAGCACTTATACCGGGCTTTGAACCAACTGAGGCGAGTCGGCTCACCCCAGACGCCGTACTTATCCCGCATGAATGTGCGAGGGAAATTCCCCATCAATTTTTCAATGGATTTTCGATACGCTAAGAAGAATAAGTCGTCGTCAGCTATCTGTATGTCAAACATCGAGGCTGCTCCCTCGCTTCATCCGATAATTTTGGTGTTGAGATTCGTCCCTATGAGCGAAGTCTGTGGCGACTCCAGGCAAGTAGAGAATTCGGGTCCTGACTCAAAAATGTCAGTGGTGTGCTCAGGTACGTACGTTGTAAAATTCACTCCGGGAATATCCGCGTTGGTGATGACTTCAGTCAAACTTGTGGGCGAAAACGCCGAGCCCACCAACCCAGGTGTGATGGTGTAGGTTCCAGCGGCTAATCCAGAAAATGAGTAATTACCTGTACCTACCGCTGCAGTTGTCGAGGCGCTTGCGGCACCACTCAAAACAACTGTAGCTCCTGCACCCGCCGCCCCTAAAGAGCCTGAGATGGTGTTTGACATGTGATGTCCCTACATCTTTTAAGTCATCAATAAATCACGGTGCACATAACTTGGTCGGTAGATGCCGTGCCGCTGGTGTCAATGAATAGCCCCTCGGGCGGAATGTTCTCGCTTGCGATTTCGATAGACAGTTGCCCAGCCAGTGAGAGGCACGCCATGTATTGGGTGCTCGACACGTTCAAGTCACCGACATAAATCAGATCAGTGCTGAGACTCTGGCTGCACTCCAAACGGATAGCGCGATAGTGCTGCTTGGGAGACGGCGCTGTGTTGCCTGTATCGGCGAGCCCCGCGCTCGCGTCGTCAGCGTGTGCAAAATAAAAACGAAACGACTTCGCGGCGGGATTGCAATCAATCACAGAAACCCGTTTGCCGTTGAGAAATTTGCCCACAGTCGTGGTGAAACCCCACAGCGTAACTTGCTGCCCGTTCGGTGGCGGAAACACGCCCTGAAGATTCGTTACTGGATTTTGCGTCGGGTAGCCATTGGGTCCGTTGTATCCGTCTGTCGGAAACACGCTGGTATTCAGCGTCACCGTGCAGATGCCATTCAAAATCGAAAATCCAGTAGCCGCGATGACCACACCCGGAGTTGCGAGATTCGAACTGGTGTAGTACGCAGCAGCCAGCACAGCAGGTGTCGGATAGCCTTTTACCGCCGTTACCAAACCAAGTGTTCTGAGAGCGCCCATATCACTTCACCTTGACTTTCTTGTCCGATTTCTTTTCTGACTTCACGCTGACGCCAGGAGTTTTCTTCGCGGGTTTCGCTGCAGGCTCAGCCGCACCCGGTGCCGCTGGCTGCGAGAGCCGATTCATTCCGATGGACATCAGTGCGTGCCGACGTGCCATCTTCGCCTGGGGCTGAGTCAGAACATGCTCCCCAGCTTTCAATCCATACGCACCGTCCGCCTGGACGGGACCACCCTCGTGCATTTTCGGGAGAGCGTCTGTGTACTCTTTCACGTTCGCCGCCTTTGCTCCCAGTTCCTGCCCGATAGTAGGAGTCTGCGTAATTGGCTTCGCTGTCGCCGGTTTGGCAGCTTTCGCTCCACCCGTCAAGGCTGCTTTGGCAGCCATGCTGGGGAACGTGTTTGCATGTGCAAGCTCGGTTTTCGCCGAAGATAAAGCTTTCGAAACTGCATCACTTTGCGGCATGGGCTCACCCGTTACGGCTTCACGACATCGGCAGAGTCGCGACTAATCCCACCCTCGGGTCGGATATGCGAACTCACGTTGACTAGCCCGTGCTTAACGATTTTGGCTGGTTTTGCAGCCACTGCGCCCGAGCGGGGTTTCAAATTACCCGCGTCGATACTGACCGCGCCTTCGGGACGAAGTTTCTGATTGTCCACTTTCTTCGTCTTGCCAGGACCCGAGGCGACAAGCCCCTTGATGCCTTTGAACATCATGACAGACTTGGGCATGGGTGCCCGATTACCGCCGCTATTCGATTTCATGATAGTGCTCCCTGCTTATGGTTTCCTAAGTCTTATTTCAGCGGTTTGCAGTTGATACACACTTTGGTTGCAGGATTGTACCGAGCCACAACTCTGCGGCATACGGCGCACTCCACGTAGGATAGCGCAACCGCAGGCATAACAGTCGGCACGAGCGGGACTGGCGAAACTAGCGGTACGGGCGTAATCGCCGCAACAGGTGCGGAGATTGGAGTCGCTTTTCTCCGCAGATTCCACAGAATGCTTGCGACGCCTGCTCCTGCAAAGGCAGCCAATCCGTTGATTATCGGTTCAATGTTCATAGCATTCGCCTTAAATGTAGAACACAGT